CCTTAATAGCCCCCTTAATATCCTCCATCAATTCAGCAACAAATCTATGCTTATAAAAAGGCTCGGTTTCGTCCTTGCCTGTGGCCTCAAATCGCTGCTCCAATCGCTGCTGAATGTCGTGGATGCGGTCGTAAATTAGTTGTGTTTCGGTTTTCATTGTCTTAAATAGTTTTTGTATTCGTAAAAATGTAAAAGCCGGGCTTTTACACCCGGCTTCTACTGCTTATCACTAAACCCAAAAAAGGTTATTTTTCACTTACTGGAGCTGCTGATAAAACTTCAGCTACTATAGGCTTAATCTCTTCAGGATTTACACTATGAAGATCAATCAGATTCATAATAGCTGTTTTATCATCAATATAGTACTCCTGGAAAGTCTCAATTGTTTTACGCTCTTCCATTACAGTTTTACCACTAGGTCGCTTAGATACTTTAAGCATTCTAGGATCACCGTTATCATCTAATCTTGGTAGCATATGTAAAGTTTGCTTAGAAACCTTAGAGATTACTACCATAATTTTGCTTTCTGGATCCATTATACATTCTACATAAGGACAATCAATGCTAACAGGTAACATTTTTGCTGTAGGTTTTCCATTCCATGTTGACTTGATACCAAGCATTGTTGGTTTGATACTGTTGTTCGTCATTATTAATTTTTTGCTAAAGTTAATTATTTAAGATTTTTCTATCAAAATCTTCTACCAAAGATACTAGTGATTCCTTTTCTAAATCTGGAACAGAGCAAAGCTCCCCAACATTTCTTAGAATCTTTTCAGGAACATCTAGTAGTTTTGCATAGATTTCAAAATATTTTTTTGGATTCAAGAAGCTATCTATATAGACAGAATTTGAAGAATTATCACCAAAAAAATTTAAGATGGTCTTTTTGTGACTATTACTAAACTTTGAATATTTACCCCTCAGAAGATTAAACCAGTCAGACTTATGTTTAGACATATCAAATATGTAAAGTCCTGTCTTATTATTTAAAAGATGAAATCTTTCAAAGTACTTAGAGCTTCGTAAGTGTGTTTTTTCAAAGTTTATAAATTCTGCATCCTCTCGCAGATGATATTTGCATATCAAACGCATGTCTTCAGGAACAATGTGCCCCACCCATGAAACATAAGTTTCAATGGGTGTGACACTAGTTCCTCGTTTAATACCTAAAACCGGATACATAAAGGCTTTAGATTTTTGGAAATAATCCGTGTACAAAGATTCAATAACCATGAGGTTTACAGTTTTACATTACCAACTAAGAACTCATAGGGAAGATTAAATGAGCGATTTGAGTAATGATAACTTGCTTTATCGAGTACTTCAGTAAGGCGATCTTGCCAACTTTTCATAGTTTCTTCTGTAACATCGAATACATAGCACATGTTAAATTTATCTACTACCACAAAGTGGAAGTTGATTTTCCACATACCTGCGTCTGGTTTACTTAGAACTAACTCGTGGTAAACTATTCTGGTATAGATTGCTGCTTGTAACCAATAATTATAGAACTCTATCGTTGTCGGAAAATCGCTGAGTGTTTTACCACTTGTCTTAAGGTCACATATTGTAATAACCTTCTTAGAGTGATCAATGGTTATATTATCAATTATACCCTTTAAACCAAAAGGGTAAACTGGTCTATAATCCCTTGATATAAACATCTCATTGTATACTTCTTGTAACTCAAACTTTGCCTCTGTATTTAAAAGCTCACAAGCTCGCTTGTTTTGCTTTACTGCTACAACGGCATCTTCACAAATTCTCAGTGTCTCTTCGTCAATTAAATCCTTACCTAAGCTTGATTTGAGGTATGAGAAGTATTGGTTGGATTGGTCTGTGATAATCTTTTGGAGTCGTTTCTTATCACCAGTCAAATTTACATCTTTTTTGTCATCTACCAAACTTTGATAGAGGTTTATTTCCTTTAGATGTGCAAGTATCTCTTTATGGAAATCCTCTAGATTTTTGTCAAAGTTCTCTTGTTTTAAAAAGTGTTCTTTGAAGATGTAATCTACAATTCTTCGCATGTTATCTCCAGGAAGATTTGTGGGGACCACAACGAAAAAGTCATTAAATCGTTCCTTATCAAGAATAAGACTATGTATAACCTTCCCAGTAATCAAGTAAGATTCTACTTTGTCTTCTCTTTCATTCAGGATGTAATGTTTATAAAAAGCTTGTGGTGAATAAAGTAGTTTATTTAAAGAAGAATAGCTAAAGTAAAAATCTTTAGTATAGAATTCCCCTTCTAATGCTAGTTCATCAAAGTTCATTTTCTTTATTTTCTTCGTTCAAATTCATTTTTCTTAAAACAGAATCAGCAATTCTAAAATCTGCCCCTATGAACTCACTATTTACCTTATGATGAGGAAAGACATATGCTATGACTAAATTTTTGTGTTTAGGTAAGAGATATCCTTCTTCTAACAAAGAAAAAAGATCTCTTTCTACCTCAAGTGATCCACCCATATTTCTACGAAATCTGTATGGAGTACTAATCTGTGTTTTATTTATTTTAGATGAGATAAATTGTATAACAGATTGAAAATTGACATGGGTAAAATATCTTGAATAAGATACGTTATTATAGTTTAAATTTAGTAGTAAAACAATATATACTAGAGACTCTTCATAATCACAAGATGATATTATTTCTAAAGCTGTATCCCAATTAGATGAATCATCACTCTTTAGCATGTTATTTAATGAGTCAAAAAGCTCCTCATCAATAATAGTTATGTTGAGTAATTTAGTAACATCTGTAGAGTTAATGATTTTAAGATTATTATCTAAAGCATATTCGAGCTTTTCAAATCTTTCATTTTTAAGACTTATATATACATGAATTGCTTCTCTAGATACATTAAGATCTTCATCAACTTTTCTAGAAGGATTAATTAAGAAATTTATTGGTTCTTTACTGTATTTTACATCATCTTTAAGTTTTAAGTAATATCTGTAATCTCTATTCTTACTATCTTTGAGATTATACAAAAAGCGTTGTGAATTATAATCTAAATAGACCGCTAGTTTGTTTGTAGAATTAGCTTTACACACTTCAACAATTGCTGTGAAATTTGACCTTATTTTAGCTATTTCTTCTTCAGAATATGAATCTCTATGGTCTAAATCAAACTTAATCCATTTGTATAATTCTTCTAAATAGATTGTATGCCCATAATAGATATGTTCAATTAAGCTGTTTACAAAGTCATTTTTATGGATTACAAAGTATTCTGCTTTTTCAACATTTCTTTTTACTTCGAGAACTTTATCCTCTTTAAGAGTACTAAGTTTAGCTCTTGGTATCTTACATGATTTATCTATGTACAAGCTTGGAAAGTTACTTGTATCAAGCGTGCTCATATTTATACAATTTTCTAATTCTTTTGTAAGTGAATCTTTATCTCTTGCTCCAATGATCAACGCATCTTCAAGAAGATTTACTTCGTGAAAACCAGTGATTATATTAAAATCTATATTAACGCGTATATGTGTTGGTTTAAGCATAATAGTTTGTTTTTAGCGGGATGGTTCTTACGCCATCCCGCTGAGTTAAACATTAATTAATTATTCCTTTGTGTTTCTTTACATTTTAAAAGACTGGAAGCTGAATTAGCTCGCAGCCATCTTTACTAATTCTGGATTAGTCATAATTTTCTGGAACTTTTGTTTGTTACCAGACAGTAATGCTCGTACAATAAAGTACTTAATATCCTTAGTAAAGATTTCCTCATCTGTAGAAACAGTAATGATTCTTTGAATCATATCTGAAGTAACAGGATTGTTTTCTGCATGTGCTAATGCATAGTTTACAATTCGCGTTGCCATTACACTAGCAATGTCTGCTCTGTAATTATCTCCTCTACCAATATTGCTACGAAGAGCGCCTACTATATAGGACATATCTTTGCTGAAGATTTCTTTAGGAGATAATAATTTATCAAGTTTGTTGTTGATAAACATGGTAAACATGCTAGCAAATTCATTACCAACAGAACCTTCACCAATCATTTGAATTAAACCTAGTGAATTCTCAAAAGATTCAATACAAGAGATTGAGTTAAAGAAAGTAGTAATGCTGCGAGGGTTGAGTGTGTCAGTAACTAACTCTGGATTCAACAACAAAAAGTTGATGCATCGAGTGTCAATATTGACTTTCTCTGCCCAGCGGGCCCATACATCAATGTCAAATTTAGTTTCAACAGTGATAAAACGAGTCTTTTGAGCATTGTCAAGAGATGTAACTTGATAATTACCATTGTCTGGGTTAGTGGTTAATACAACGTGCCAGTTCTTTGGTAAACGCCAAGAAATATATTCTTGCCGGTCAATGATTTCCATACAAGCTTGCATAAAGCGGTGCATTTGTGTTAACTCATAGGCTCTTTATCCTATGATTCTGTAGTTTCTTTTAGATTATATCTACAGGTCAGACTATATCATCACATATTTCTATGTGTCATGCGCTCGTGGTGTTTTACTGTCTGTTCTAGACTCCATACACTAGTCGTTGCACCTTCCTTATATCCCTATAAGGCTTGGCTCAGGATTGTCCATCTCTGGAGTTTCCCTGAATTCACATGATTTATTGCGGACCACCCGCTTTATGCTTTTTTCCATCTATAACCACCAGCAGTTAAGTTCTTAGATATTGCTCTATTAATATTAGAAATACCAAGTTCTTTACTTGCTTGTTTTATAGATTCCCATTTTTTGATAAAAATATTATCAATAGTAAATTGTAATACTGGTTCCAGCTTATATTTTTTATCTCTAGAAAAAACTAGATCTACTTTATTATAAGACCAGATATATCCACCTGCAGAAGTTGAATTACTCATACAAACTGCTTTTATACCATTAATACTTTTGGCATTAATAGATTTAGCTGCAGCTGTAAGAGATTCATAACTTTCTAAATACTCACCTGTATCAAGTGAATACTTATGTACCGCTTTAAGATTATGAGGTTTTAAACCATTTGCAAAAGCTTTTTTTCTAGATATGCTAATCCTTTCTCTATATACAGAATCTCTTACTAAACTTTGTGGGTCTAGTATGTGATTTATATAAGGATTAATCTCTCTAATGTGATAAGCTTCTCTTTCAATTAATACATCTTCAGTACAAACTTCTAAAACTTCAAAATAGATGTTATTAGCACCATATTTGTTGTATAGATTTTGCATTGTTCTGTTATGATGTTTTAAGTTTTCAAGAGACCACAAATGGTGCTTTAACCTATGACCAATATTACAAGAGCTACCAATGTACTCTTTATCATTAATTTTAATTTTATAGATTCCTATACTCTTTAATGCTGTCTTAAGAGTTTGTGTGTTTAATTTTTCCATACCATAAAGATAATTAAATTATTCACACAAATACTTCTTGACTGCATATTTTGTTAATCCGCACGAGTATAATCATCAAGGATTAAGAAACCACCTTCACCACAGCCCTGAATCCACTCAGGAGCAGCATGAGTCATACGCTTTGCCCCGGTGGGTTTATATTTAGCTTGAATATACATTGACATTACTGAATCTTGAACCCAAACTTTTTTACCGTCATCTTTTACCATCTCAAATTCTTTGACGGGAAAACCAACAAGGTCACCTAATTCCTCAATCTGAGATAAATTCAGTTTTACAATTTGCATATTAAGTTCTTCAGCTAATTGAACTAGAGATGAAGTCTTACCAAGACCAGCTTCGCCTTCAATATTTACTGCTACAGGAATCTTTCCTTCTCCTTGAATGTATTGATTGTTTTTTACAATGTGACGTAAGAAATCTTTTAGCTCGGCAAGATTTAGTTTTACTACGTTGTTCATGTTGATTTAATTAATTGTTTTTTTCTAATTTAACTACTTGTCCGGGTAAATGGTCAAAGTGTGTGGACACTGATGATACTACCCATAATACTTTACCTTTTACATCAATTGGTGCAGGTGCTTCTCCATCTGTAAAGAAGATTAGCGCTGTGTACTTTTTAAGATTCTCTCTGTAATAATCAATAATAGGTTGAAAATCGGTGCCGCCACGACCATGAATAGTAAACTCTTTTTTTCTAGGATTAAATTCCTCAATAGAAGAGATTGCCGCGTCTGTTTGTGCAACAGTGATTTTGCCACCAGTTTTGTGGATATAAACGAGTTCATTTACAAATTCCTCAAGCTCACCTTTATCAACAGACCTAGATGTATCAATAGCAACAAGTAAATGCTTGTGATACTTAATCTTTAAACCAGGATTATCTTCATAGCGTTTATTATACTTACGTCTTAGTTTCTTTGTGTATGGTATATTAGAACCACCACTAAAGCGACGTAAATATTGGCGCCAATCAAATTTTGGAGGAATGTCTTGTAACAGTTCTAAGAGCTCTGCTACTTTGCCAGGCATAGTACCTCTTGATTTAATTGCCTCTTTAGCTTCTGTAAGCATATGTGCAGTTTGTCTTTTGAGAATTTGTTTATCAGCATCAGATAATCCTTGAAACTCTTTCCATGTTGGGTGGTCACAGGGAAGCTCCTCACCATTTTCTATTTGTTCAAAAAGTTCATCTGCAGCTTTAGAACCAGAAGTACCGGTTTTATCATATTGTTCTTGGGCTTGTTGTAAAGCTTTGTAATAATAATCAGTACCTGCTTTTTCTTGAAGATTTAGTTCAGCATAGTTTTCTATGAAGATACCTTCTTCCGGTAAATTTTCACGATCAATATACTGGTTAATCTCCATGTCAGCTGCTACATTAAACAACTCTTTATCTTGATAACTATCTTGCATGTATAAATGAAAGAAAGCAATATGCATTAACTCATGAAGCAAAACTCCTTCTTTGACATTAGGCTCTAAACTATCCCAAAAATCTGGGTTTATGCATAATTTATAATTAATACCCATTTTTGAAACACCTGCTGTGGGTACTTTATTCTTATCAAATTCTTTGTTAAGAGAGAGTAACAATATTCCATAAAAAGGTTCTTTTAACATAAGATTCTTTACAATCTTAGCTAAGTTTTCATGTCTATTCATAATATTTGAAAGTTGAATTTTATGGTATACCCCATTATTTTTAGATTGACTAATTTTTCTGCAGATCTTAACATTTCATGGAGAACTAATTCTAAAGGCTGTATTTCATCACTGTGCTTTATCATGTCTAAAACCTTAGCGTAAGAAGTTACTTCAGAATTAGAATTGTAGATTGTTGCCAAACTTGTAAAGTTAGCCTCTTTAAATTCAATAGGTATCCCGCGGAGTTTAATTAGAGCTAACCATATTCTAGCTACAATTACCTTTTTACTATCAATAACAAACTTAGCTACTAACTTATCTTCATCTTGTCCTTTTAATTGTTTACAAATATTTTCAAACTCATCTATTAAATCACTCATTTTCTAAAGCTTTTAATTTTTCGTATACTAAATTCCATTTTTTATACCTTCTTGCAAATTCTTCTTTATTAGATAGGTCTTCTAATAAATATAATACTTGTTGAGTATTTACTTTAGCGTCAGTCAGATTGTGTTTACTTAAAAGCTCTTTTACTTTTTGATTAGCTTTAACTTCTATAAGTTTTTCCGACATGCGTATTCAGATATTAGAAGTGCATCAACTATTCCGTCATGAGGTTTATTCTTAGAATTAGTTTTTAGCATTTCTGGGTTAAACATTCTTTGAGCTGCTACTAAAGCCATTGCTTTAGTATCATTAGCTTTACTTGTTGTTTTAGATATCACAGGTATTCCTATGAAGATATCTTTTTGCCAAGTTTTAGGTGGTACCAAAACATATTTGTAACCATTAGCTACCGCGCACATTTCTAGGGCTCCAGATTGGTGACCCATTGAAAATGCGGTTGTTTTGCTGGTGCCAAAGATTACACCAACCTTTTCTATAATTAGAACTACGTCTGAATTATCACCGGCTAAAGTGGTTATGATTTTGTTTAGTGTGTGGTAATCAAGCTGCTTCTTTATTAAAGGCATTGTGTGAATCTTTATTTCACTTTTAGGTAATTCAGTATCGCGATACACAATAGCACCATTCTTACCTGGGTCAATAGCAATGTACTTACTCATTTGTATTTTTGTTTGTATGAGGTTATTAACTCGTTTCTGGTTTTAGTTAGACCATGATTTTTTACGCAGTCTGCTAAATCTTTATCTAAAGATATGTTTACACTTTTAACATTAAAAGTTTGTTCATATTTCTTTGAGGATTTAATACCTGCATCGTCATTGTCAAATACAACGATTACTTCTTTAAACTTAGATTTTAGCTTGGTCATTGTTTTTTCCGGGATAGTGGTGTTCTCACTATCTGGTGCAATTTGGGTGGCATTACCAAAATCTAATAATGTAAATGCCATCAGGTCTTTTAGAGAAGATAGTATGAATAATAATTCTTTGTTGTAGTCTATCTGTTCTAAGCCTTGAATATAAGCCTTGACTTTTAAGAACTTAGCTGTTGCACTATAGGGTTGATAAATTTTGTAAAGAGAACCATCTTCTTTAAAATAACCATAGATATAGTTTTTAGCAATTTTGGAATATCTTACTTCTGTTCCTTTGCTTTTAGAAAACGTATAGCTTTCTAACGGTTGAACATTATAGCCTTTGAGTAAAGCGCTACCAATATGATATTTTTGCCAAAATTTTGCATCGTAATTTGTCCAGTGTCGCATTGAGTAATCTTCAATTTTAAAGATTTCTCTTTTGATTACTCTTTTTTCAGTATTACCTGTGTTGTTTTTAGAAAAGTCATCTATGATTTTATTGATAGCTTGAACTCGACTTATATTAAATAGTTCAGCAACTAAATCTACATGATCTCCTTGGGCACCAGTTGAAAAATCTTTGAACTTATATTTCCCTGTTGGATTAACATAAAGAAACATAGAAGGATTTTTGTCATTAGGATTAAATACAGATTTAATTTTTACATTTTGACCTGTAAGTATATCACAACAGAGGTAGTGCTCAAAAACCCATGTAGCGGGCACGCTATCTATGTCAAATGCTACATTTTTAGTTTTCAACATTGTCAGAGATATTTGGTAACTAAAAACCCTGGCTTTTACACCAGGGTTTTTTTGTTACATTTAGTTAGATTTAGTTAAAGCTCAAAATCTCCTGCTGGAGCTCCAAATGAATCTTTTGAATCAAAAGGAGCTGAATCATCAGAAGCTTGATTACCTGAGAAAGAAGAAACTTCTTTAGCTCCGGCTTTTCTTGTAATGTGTGTATCAGCATCAAAAGTCATCAATCTAGAAGATCCATCTTCTACATCATTTCTTTCCATTGCTACTTGACCTTTTCCTGTTCTAGGTAAGAATAAATCATATCGGGTATAACCTTCGCGGCTTTGATACTCTTTACCACCAATACAGAAATTAATCATCACATCTCGAAAAGGTTTTTCATTGTTTAATGCGTTAACAAAAGACTCAATAGTCTCATGCTTTTCATCTTGATCATTAAACCATGTAAGTATATCAGCAGCTTCACAAATAGTTTTGATAGAGCGTAAGATTTCAGTATCGCGAAAAATCTCGCGTCCTGTTTTAGTTACACCATCTACATAGGCATATTGATTTGTTTTAACTCGCCCAACTTGACCTTTATATTTAGGTCCATTAGGATCATCTTTGTTAATCGCAAAACCTTCAAATCCAGGAATCTCTTCTGTTTCTAATTCTAGAATAACGTGATAAGAGTTTTCTATAAAAGTGAAAGGTTCTAGCCTAATCTGATTGATCTTTGCTGTTACATTTCCGGGTTCAATTGTTTTAGAAATATAACCACCACTATTTTCTGTAGTTACCTTTTTTGTGCTTAAAGCCATTTTAATTGATTTAAAAGTTAATTATTGATTTACGTACTAGTTCCAGATCGTTGGGGATCTCATCTGATTCAAACATTTCAAGTGGTGCTTTACATGTGTTATCTCCACTGTTCTTTGTTTCAAAGACATATCTAAGATTATTGTCCTTGTCCTTCTTCACTTTGCCATATAGTACAATGGAAAATAGACCTTCGAGAGTAAGTTTCTCGTCAACCATTTTACCGATTGTTTTAGCTTTGGTTTTACGAGCACCTGTGCTATCATAAAAGTCTTCAGCATGTGTAAGGAAAAAGATTACAAGGTCTTGTCTTAAATCTTTAGGGGTTTTAGCAACTGCTGCTATACCGGCACCGATTTGAGTAAATTTCTCATACCCTTTTTCTAGAGCTCTATCAAAGAACTCAAAGCTTGACATATATTGCCAATCATCTATGACAACAGTTTTAATTTCTGGTCGATTTACAGATACATATTCTAAAGCTTTGATAACACCTCCAGGAGTAGATGCATTACTCATGTTACCTTCAGGATTCTCTTTGCTTAGATTTGTATATTTTTTACGCCAGCCTTTAAAAGGTAAAGGTTTGTTAGCAACATTGATGATAAATGTTGTTTTAGGATCTAAAGTGCGGATACTGGTCGACTTACCAGATCCAGATTCAGCAATGATTAAGCATGCTTCGGCCATCTTTCTTTGATTAATTGGTTTAAAAATGATTTGTCGCTTACAGGAGATTGCCACAATATTGCAGCAAGATCCTTAATAGTCATTTGATCAATAGGAGCATCATTATCGGGGTCCATGATTTCAAAAGACTTACTTTTACTTTTAAGACTTGGTAAAGACTTTGTTGGAGCTTCAATTTTTGAATCTACAGTTACTTCATGTAACTCATCAACAGGAATTAAATACCTTACTTGTCCTGAATTAGTAGGCATAGTGTCATATTCTTCAGCAAAATGCGGATTGTATTTCCATCTATACAATTTTCTCTGAGGATCCTCTGGCTCTAAATTAGAGCTTACATATTCTGTATAGACATCGCTACCTCCATTAAGTTCATTAGCAAAGAAGCCCATGCAATAATAATCTTTGTCTTGAGGTTTCCAAGCTAACTTAGGTACAAATGTAGCATCGGGAATTCCTAGTGTATCAAATACTAATTGATGATGTTCTTTTAATTCTTTGACGAGTTCAGCTCTTGTTTTTGTTGACATACTATGTGATTTTGGTTAATGTTCTCTTTTCTTGTGTAGGAGGAGTATCTGCTTCTATAATTTGCATTTTCTCAAACTCTGCTTTAAAGAAACTCATTCTGTTATCACCGTTTCTACATTTTAAGAAGTGCATGACAAGAATTTTGTCATCTTCAATAATGTATCTATCTGGACCATAAAATCTAATCTTTTGTTTACCTGGCCGGTTGATACCAACTACCATATCTGCGTGTTGTAACAAAGCATCAGCACCAAAAAGATCAGATTCTAGAATGTAGTTTCCATATTTACCATCTTCATTGCGCTCTGGCGAGTCAATGTTTCTGTTAAGCTGGCTCAATATGATAAATGCTATTGGATACTTTCTTTTTAACTCAGTTATTGTTTCACTTAAATTGTACAAGGTTTCATATTTGTCTTTTTCGTAAGTCTCTTTTTTAACCAGTAATGAGTGATCTAATGTAATAATTGTTTTCGTAAAAACCTTCTCTTCATTAACTATTTCTGCGTGTTCTTCCATGTAATTTTCTATGATATTTTTGAACTCTTTTGTTGTACAAGGTTCATCTACAATATCAATTGGATACTTTACTCTACTTTTTGCATAAGCATAGCATTTAGTCAAATCTTCAGAGGAAAGTTTACCATCTGCACTGCACAGATATTTGTAGGATTTACCTAAATAACTGCTGTATTCACGAATAGCTGAGACGCGGGCTAGCATTTCAAATTGAAACTGTAATACTCTAAACTTTTGCCCTTTATTAAAGGAATAAGCACTCCTTATTATCTGGTCAGCGATGAGAGTTTTACCACTACCTGGTCTTCCACCAATAACAGTCATGGAATTCCATTCAATACCATCTGTGGATGCATCATTAAATTTTGGCCAGGGTGTTCTAATACTCTTAATCAAGCCTTCTTGCCTACCTTTTAAGTAGTTAAGAGAATCAACAAACCCTTCTTTTTGGCTTTTCCAAGCCTGTTTACTTTTTAGCATATCTGTCTATTTAATTATACTACTCTTTCGCTAAAATGCTCACTTCCGGGATCTTCATAGTTACCTGTAATAACCATTTCACAATAATTAGCTAGCTCAGACTCTGATGTACGATCAGGTAAAGTTTTACGAATGAAATATTGAGATGTGCGCATGTAAAGGTAGTTGCGTAATCTGTATTCATTTACGTAAAGCTCAGTTGCTTTAAGAACAACCTCCCAAGAATAATCAAAAGTCTTAAAAAACCACTTAAAAGAAGCTTCTAAATTTTTGGCATTTACTCTAGCTTGTTTACCACTTGGTAATTTACCGCGTGGGAATAGCATATTGTAATCAACTATGTTTTGCTCATAGTTATCACCAATAACTTTCTTAGATATACCGTCTACAGTTTTATTGTATAAGGTTTCCATTTCACTTAAAAGTGATTCGCCTTTTTCTGTGATTGTTACATTTTCTTCTTTTTCATTATAGATAATATAACCTTCAGATTTGAGCCGGCGCATTTCAAAATGCAGATTGATTTCTTTGCTATCAATCATTATTTTTTCTTTGAAACACAATAAAGCAAACAGCTCATTAGGTGTTATTCCTATGTTCAATGTTTGCTGAAGTAAAGTGATCAGTTTGTTTTTAGAAACCTTTACCAGATTATCTGAGGTTTTTCTATTTTTTGAAGCCATTGGTTTACCTTATTAAATGCATCACCCGAATCCCAGTTCTCAAGTTTGTTATGAGCTGCGTGTGCAGGATGTGAAGTTATCAACTTTTTGTTATTATCAGATACAGCATCTTTCCATTCACTTGCTTTTTTACCCATGTAAACATAGATTGTTTGAGGTTTATTCCAATTAAGCATATCGAAAAGATAAGCCAGAAATGGTTGCCAGATAAGATAATGTTGACCTACTTTATTTACTGTGGTGGTAAGAGCAATATTTAATAATAACACTCCTTGTTCAGACCACCTTGACAAATCTGGTTTGAAATCTCTTTGTTCTTTATATACAGTTTGTTCTATCTCTTTAAAAATGTACTTCAGTGATGGAGGTATATGTTTAGAATCATTACTAACAGAAAAAGCTTTACCATCAGCGACCCCTATATATGGATAAGGATCCTGCCCAATCATTACTACAGAAAGTTTATCGTAGGGGCAATCATAGAAAGCGCTAAACATTTTACTAAGTGCTGGAGTAAACCTTTTACCTTCTCTAGTTTGTTTTTCTAATTCCAACATTATTTTTTCAAACTCACTACTATAAATGAAGTGCCTTAGTATTTTTGCCCAACCAGAAAGCTCTAGTTTTGCATGTAGCTTGTCTCGTATGTTATCTATGTCTATATTTGTCATAAACTTTAAATATTTAAACTATGGCTTTAACAGTTAAAGAACTTCAAGACGATCATATCGTATCAATAAAGATTAGCGGCTTTTTTTACAAGCGCGTAAAAACCATGTTTGTTAGATTTTTATCTAAACAAAATGAAGAGTTTACTAAAGCTTTTATTGAAAGCGAAAGTGATCCTGAAAAATTCTTTAGTTCAAGCGAAGAAGCATTTGATGTCCAAACAATGCTTATTCTTTTAAAGGAAATTGAAAAAGCTGCTGTTGAACAAAAGCAGTTTGATGAAAAAGAAATTTTGGAGCCTGGTGATGAAGGGTATGTAGAACCTACTAGTGAAGATTAAATCCTACTACATCACCAATTTCTATACAAGCATTGATAGCCATGTTAAGTTCTGTTTTAGAACAATTAGCAAAAGATTTGTATACTTTAACTTGAGACCCATTTATTTCTTCAACTAAAGACAAACCGGCTTTTTCTTTTACTTCGTTTTTCATTTCTTCAAAAGTGTAACCCAAGAAATTTGCGAGTTCTCTTATCATAGCATGAACTTTAGCAAGTTGGGCTACACTTTTGTCATGTTTAACAGCTTCTATATAAACTTCAATAGTGGTGCCTTCAGGCAAACTTTTTAAAAACAGATCGTGTTTTAGTTTTTCACCAGGATCTAAGTATGTGAATTTCCCATTTTGTTTTTTAAGAATACCATGAAACATTACTGATTAATTTTTTCTATTTCATGATCTATAGTGATTATGTTTAGTGTGAATCCTAACCAGCTAATCACAATTTCTCTTCTTTTTTCTAAGATTTGTCTGCAAAAAGGCTGTTTACAATTTTTGATATTGACACATCCTTTCATGCAAGATTCTGTTTTAACAGGATTCTTGCGTACAATTTGTGTGTGGGGGATAAGATTAAAGTGTTGATATTTCTCTTTCCACCCATTTACTAAAGTAATTGTAGTCATAGTTTTTTTTTCAAAGGTATTAAGTTTTCAACAAAGATTTAATTTTTCTAGAACACTTTTTACTTCATTTACTAAGTGTTCGATGTCTTTGTTATTATCTATAACAAAGTCAAACTCAGCATTATCTAAAGCTGTTTCAGATGGATGTTCTCCTATAATAATATTTTTAGGATGATTAGCAGGATGATTTTCTAAAAAGCTTTGATGTTGTGCTATTATTTCTATAGGTCTATTAACTCTAATAGTAATACCACCTCTATCTTTTACAGCTTTAAGTTCATTAGGAAATCTCATATCTGTAATTATCCAATTAGGTAAGGTTTCCTTAAAATACTTCTCGTTTAAAGGTTTATATTTCTTTCTGCCATACTTTTCTATAAAATCTGTTCTATTATTTGCAGACGTATTAATCCTAAACCAATCATCTTTAGATTGGGTAAGTAAATAATCAGCAAACAAAGCATTTACCCAAATATTTGGATGAATAATATCTCTACCTGCTTCAGTACCTAAAAGTTGAAGAAGTTTTCTAGGTGTGAGTTTAACAAGATTTACACTTAAAGACCTATATTTCCAAGAATCTAAGTCTCTTTGAGTTACTTCTAAATAAGATTTTACAACTTTTTTTTCAAATTGATAAAACCACCACTCTTCTCTAAGTTCTTTTTCCTTAAACTCTCTATCTTCAAGTTGTTCTCTAGTACAGCCTAATAGAATACATACAATGTCTTTAAGTTTATCTGCAAACTTTTTGATTTGCCAATTAGATTTAGAAGCGCAATATCCATTATATTCTAAATCAGCCACAATATCAGCGTTTGTCATGGCAAATACTTCTTTATCTAAAGTTAGATATTGAATTATTTTACCTACAGTATCTTTACCTGAGTTTATTTTCCCAGAAATTGCGATTAAATTATTGCCCATTGTTTTTATATTTTAATCAGTTTTAATGCTTCATAAGTAATGTCCTTTTAATACTTGTTTGCCTTCGGAGTTTGTTTCTGTTTTTAATTCGTAATAAACTCCATTTTTAACGTCTGTCCTTTTATTCTTATCAGGCTGAAACTTC